GCGCCAGAGTCATCGTTATAACGAAATGTAAGACCTTCACCGTTATTTGTGTGGGAATAAGTAGGTGTTGCGCCGCCTGTGCTTTGAACCTCAACTGGTGCACTTAACGATATCTGTCCAGTTCCAGCTGGATCAATCGTCACATCGCCGTTAGTATTTGTTGACGAAATAGTGTTTGCATCAAGGCGCAAGTTATCGACATTTAACAGTCCAGCCGTAGCTGTTCCTGTCGTGGTTATGGCAGATGAACCGTTGTCAATCGCGCCAAATCCACTGGTAATACTACCAGCGTTTAATGCGCCTGTTGTTACAATACTATCGCTACCAGCAACGGCAGATGCGCCAATGTCTGACAGCACTTCTGCCGCAGAACGACCTTCAATAGCTGTGCCAGATACACGCAAGAAATCATCGTCTGCAACGCCGCTTGTGAATTTAGGCACATTGTTGTTTGATATGCCTGTGTCCAGCGTGGCAGTAGCTGTTATAGCTGTGCCGTTTAAAGTCATGGCATCAGCTTCTAGCGTGCCATCAATGTCGGCATCCCCAGATACATCGAGGCTGCCTGCGTCTAACTCGCCTGTCAGTGTAATATTACGGAAGCTGGCAACATCCTTATTCGCGTCAGCCGTAACTACCTTTGATGCCACTACCGTGCCGACTGCCGCACCAGTATCGCTATAGTTAAGCTCTGCTGTTGTAGCCGTTACACCATCAAGAATATTAAGTTCTGCTGCTGTTGAGGTTACTCCATCAAGTATGTTTAACTCTGCTGCTGTTGCTGTGACTGCCGTGCTTGCAATTGACAATGCGTCTGTTTCCAGAGTGCCATCAATATCCACATCGCCAGATACATCCAGCGTTGCAGCGTCTAGCTCGCCAGAGATAGTTAGGTTGCGCCCACCAGATATATCAAGGCTTGCATCCAGAACCATTGCTTTTGATGCAGCGGCAGTGCCGGGCGTAATGCCATCTATTGTCTCTAGCTCTGCCTCGCTAATGACCGCGCCAGAACCAAGCGTCAAAGCGCCGGCTACAGTCAGGTTGCCAGCAACAGCCGTTGTGCTGCTTGCCACTGTAGCATTAGGCGTAATCGTTAAATGCGTAACATATGTGCCAGCACTATTGATGTCGTTGCCAAGCGTTAGCGTGCCGCCATCTGCAATGTTTAGCTTCCACTCATCGCCGGCGTCATCGCCTTGATCAGCCTTTAGGACGATGCCGAGCGCCGCACCCTCTACCGCTGCCGCTATCTCTAGGCTGTCGTTAGTAGTTTCATCATATTGAATAGTGACGTCTGAGTTTGTGCCAAGCGTAATTGTTTTATTATCAGCAATGGTTATGCCTTGTGCAAACGGAATAGCCGCTGTGCAGGTCTGTGTGCCATCTTTAAGAATAGTTGTAGACAGGCCAGTCGCCATGCCATCAAGCTCTGTATCAAACTTGCTAGAGAGGATTTTAACGCCGTTGTCACGGTCTGTTGTGCAGTCAAATGTCCTGCTAAATGTACCGCCTGAAAATGCCATTAGATTGGGCCTCCTGGTGCAAAGGTGTAATGTGCTGAAATAAAGCTAACTGTCTGGCTGTCGGTTGCTACTTTGATGCGGAGCGCTGATGAATAGCCAAGACGATTCACTGCCTTGCGGCGTTTGGTAATGCCTGCGCCTACAGCGTCAGCCCAGAAATCATCATCCCAAGATGCTGTATCCCAGCTAGCAAGGTTGCTGGCAAAAGTCGTTGTTGCCACTGCAATGCCGCTAACAGGCGCTTGGTCAACGCCTACGCCGAAATCAAAGGCAATATCAGATTGGCCCTCTAGCATTGGCTGAACAGACGAAAAGCGCTTGATACCGCCTCTATCGCCAAAATAATTATAGCTTGTTGCTAAATCGCCAACGATGTTTTCGCCAAGGTCAGCGTTACCGCCCACTTTGAAAACCTTGCCATCTGCGCCGCCAAAATAGGTATCGCCATCATATTGGCCCCAAACGGTTGCAGGTAAATTCTCAAATATGCACCAAGCTCGTATTATCGGATTGAAAACGTGCTGATTATAAGCATCGTTTGTGTCCCCTGTCGGATAATTAAAATAAACCTTGTCGCCATCCGGGCTAACAAATATCTGCCAGCCTTTTGTGCTACCTGTTGCAGCAACTTGTGCAATCACAGTGCCTCTGATTTTCTCAGATATCGCTGCTGCTTTGTTGCCAACTAAATCTTGGCGAATGACTTGTGATAAAGGCAAATAGCCTTCTTTTGTCATTATGATGACATCGCCGCCTAGCTTGGCTATACCGCGCTTCTCAGAAACTGGCTCTGCTAGCCGAAACGTACCAATCAGCGAAAAATCACTGCCGGGGTTAGACCCGTTGTAAATAAGCACTTCGCCAGATGTCATAACGATAACAAAAAGGTCATCGACCCCTTCACCGCCATCAAGGCTGATAGAGCCGATAGACAAGATGTTACCGCCAAATGTGCCAACAAGACCCACGGGAAACTTAGTAAAATTGCCTGTGAATGTGTCCACAGTGGCGCTGTAATAAAAGTTCTGGCTGGTGCCTGTCCAATAATATACGCGGTTCTTGAAACTATGAACGCCTGTTAAAGTGTTTGCATTTACGCTATCTGAAAGCGTGATTGACAGATTAGATGCGCTTGAGCCATCCCAGCTAAAAGGAACGTCAGCGCCACTTGGGACTATCACGCTTACATTATTAAACTCAATATGCTCTGCTCTGCCATTAGCCAAACCAGTCTTCTTGCTAACGGCTGACCCGCTATCTATCTGGTAAAACGTGCCATTAGAGCCAATCGCTAGCAGTTGCCTGTTTGCGCCTGCACTATGCTCGATAAGCGTTTCAACATCGCCAGTGCCTATACCTGTGCAGAATTGCGTGTAACCGTCCCGCAGGGTTATCTTTCCTGTTGTCGGAAAGAAGTTGCTCATAATTAAAGCGTCTGTTGGCGGCATCGCATCAATGCTGTCCCGGCTGTTTAACCCGCCAACAGGGGCAGGCACAGAGGCCGCTTTAACGCGGTACTGTCTGCTAGTTTGTAGCGCCGAAAGCATTAGACAGCCCCATACCCAGAATCTGGTAAATTATAAGAATACGGGCTAACAGTCAGCCGCCTTGCATCATCAAGGCTGATAACAGGAGCGCCGCCAGCCCGGCTGATAGATTGCCGCAACTCAAGCTGGTATTGTCTGAAATCTTCATCATAGGTCAGGCCGTGCGCCTGCTTAAACATCCAAGTAACGCCCATTTCAATAAGCGTTTCATCGAGGATGCCAATATCAGTATCAGCCGCCATTGCCGCTTGCGAGGTGCCGCCAGACGTTTGGTTCCAATGGCTAGAGACATATTCATAGCCAAGACTTTCGGCTGATGTAGGTGTTGGCGTAATGTCAAACTTCAGCGCATTACTGCTAGCCTTAAACCTAAACTTTTGCGTAGTACCAGATGCAGCGGTGCCATAACGGTCTAATGAATATTGCTGCGGTGTTATCGGCCCGGTCATTTGGTCAGTATCAGTGCGGTTATAAACCGTGCCATCGAGCGAGCGATCAAAATCAGTCGGCAGCGCATAGCTCTGCGTGCCGTTGACCGTGTTGAAGGTATGCTCTTTTAGCAATATGGGCCAGTTATTGGCACGCATAAGCTGTTTGCCCTGACGGTTTATGAAGGCTAGAAGCTGCCTAGCAATCGGGTCTGTATTGCCAACAACTGATGTTGGACGCTCAAATCCGGTGTAGTCAGCGACCGCTTGGGCTATTGTTAGAAGGCTCATTAGATACCTCTGTTTCTGCTAAAGTTTGTGCGGCAACCGCCACCTCAACAACTAAATCATCTTTTTGCTTGCTAGCCTGAACTTGCAGAACAGCAATTTTGGCAAGCTCAACATACGGCTCACCAATGGCACGCAGCGCAGTTTCCTGTGCTTTTGCTAAATCTTCGACTGTTTCAATGTCGTGTAGCTCAAGCTCACAACGTCGCGGCTCAGTCATGCCGGGCAAATCTTGCAAGGCAGTGCCTTTTTTCTTAGGCTTTTTCTTTTTGCCTTTGTAAGCCGCCCAGCTATCAGCAAAGCGTTTTAAATCTTCAGGCCGCGCTGGGCCTTCCCAGACATCGCGCACACCAGCAATTTCAATACGGCAAAAGTCTTTCATTACGCCGTTTAGCTCACGTTCAAAAAATATACCTTTTTCACTCATTTTAACCCTCCCGGTTTAGATAGAAAAAGGGGCAAGGTTTCCCCTGCCCCCTGTGATTTTATAGTGGGAATGTGCAGATAATTTCTTTATCTGAAATATCCCCGGCAATCGCACAGACGTTATCTGTAACCGCGCCAGAGACATCGAGTGTCCCATCGGCTGATCCAGTCGGTGTCAACGGATCACCGTCAGCACCCGCTGTCAAAGCAATGGTCAGTGTTGCAACCCCAGTTACCTGAAACCACCCATACTGCCCATCAGTCATAACTGCCTGAATTACACCAGCACCGATTTCGATTGAATCGGATAAATCGCTAGTAACCTTAAAAAGTTTATAGCCA